TATGGATTGTTCAACAATGACACGGCCAACGGCGGTACAAACCCTGCAATTTATACATGGTACGCTGTTCCGTCATCAACTGAAATCCCATACAGTTTTGGCACAACCGATTATTTGATTTACGCGAATCGATCTAACAGAAAATTCAGTTTCACTGTTGACAATGCTGGTTATGTGAATCTTGGTGGCGCGTTTGTACCTACCGAAACATCTGTGTACGATCCAACGCAATGGTCTGGTTTGGTTGACCCTACTGGAACCAATCAAAGTTTTATTGACCTTGATGCGCGTACTGGTCAATTAGTTCGTGCTGGCGCAACATCCAACAATTTCAACGATGGATTCTTGTCTGTTAGCAATAACACAGACGGGTCTATGGTGGTTAACCTACAAAGTTTTCTTAACTTTGGGGCTGGCGTTTATACGCGATCATTCAATGCCGCAACATTGACGATTGACGTATATGGGCGCGTTGTCGGGTTCACTGAGCAAGATGAGTTTTATTACACAGAAACAGTTTTTGACGCTACTGCGGGGCAAACCACTTTCAGCATCACACACACTGTTGGTTGGGTGCTAGTGTTTAGAAATGGTGTTTTGTTATCCAACACGGAATATACAGAGACAACATCGACTGTTGTGATGAACAATGCTTGTGCCGTCAACGAAAAAATCGTTGTGATTTATATGTACGGCAAGGCAATATCTCAATTCTATGAGCCGTTAAACATAACAGTTGCATCCAGCGGTTCAAACACTGTTACATATAGCAATGCGCCTTGGGACATTATCAATCCCGGAGATCAACTATGTTTCACCAATACTGGTACACCCACGTTGTACACAGTATCAACGATAAACGTAAACACGAAAGTCATCACATTCACCGGGACGATTGCTGGCGCGACTATTGGAAACACGATATATCGTAATCGTGCCGCAGGGTCGAATTACGCTCCATTTAGCAGATATGAACAAGATGTAACGTCAATTACGTCATTCACGCCCACTACCTATACGCTAAACAATGGATACGAATGTATTTATATCAACGGGTCACAGATTAATGAGGTTGATTATGATTTGACCGGGAACACCATCAATGGTTTCCCTGCGCCAGTTACGGGCAGATTGGTCATTATCATGTTCTCGCCAAATAACTTGTCAGTGCCAGCAAGCAATATCGCAAACACTGTTGCTTATTCGACATCAGGACAAACAACATACCCGTTTGTGAGCAATCCGTTGTCAATGGAAGTTTATGCGAATGGCGCATTACTGACCAAAGGCCCAACATACGATTACACTGCTGGGCCAAACAATTACATTCTCACTGCCGCATTCAATAACAACGTGACCTTATTGAACCAACAAACCTTTGGAAGAACTGGAGCCGCATAATGACGCAAGCCTATAACCTGTCACAACTGGCAAACAACCTTAACTCTACCGGCCAGCTTGATGCTACTGATGGATTGGTGAACGCTGTTCCCGTTGCCAACGGCGGCACTGGCGCGTCTGATACGTCATCGGCAAGGACAAATTTGGGCCTTGGTACGATGTCCACACAAGCCGCAAATAACGTATCAATCACTGGTGGAAGCATTACCGGGATTACCGATTTGACGGTTGCTGATGGCGGCACTGGCGCATCTTCATTTACTGCTGGCACTGTTTTGTTGGGTAATGGCACATCTTCATTTTCAACAGTTGCGCCCGGTACATCTGGCAATGTGCTGACATCTAATGGTTCAACTTGGGTTTCTGGTGCGGCAACACAGACAATTCCAGCAATGCAAGTATTCACATCATCTGGTACTTTTGTTGTACCTGCCGGGATTACACGGGTTCGTGTTTACGTCACGGGCGGCGGCGGCGGCGGCGGTTCTTGGGGCGGCGGTGGCGGCGGCGGTACAGCAATCAAAGTTATTTCTGGATTGACCCCAGGCGCAAGTATTGCTGTAACAGTTGGTGCGGGTGGTTCTGGTGGTGGCAATGATGGTACGGCTGGCGGCACATCATCTTTTGGAGCATATTGTTCTGCTACAGGCGGCAACCCGTTAACCGGGATTACGCTTGGGGGTTCTGGCGGCGTTGGTTCTGGTGGCGATTTGAATCTCACAGGCGGCGGTGCTGGTGGTTTTGGCACTGTTAGTGGCCTTGGAAATAACTCAGGTAGTGGAGGTTCGTCATTTTGGGGTGGCGGCGCACCAATGAGTACCGGAACAGCAAGAACTGCGGGTAACTATGGTGGCGGTGGTTCGGGTGCTGGCGGTTCAGGATCGGCTGGTGTTGTAGTTGTCGAGTATTGATTGCCACAATTTTTGAACTATGACAAAATCCGTTAACGACAAGACAGAATCCGTCCCCCGCAAGTGTGTGGGGTGCGTCACCACCCGAGGCAGGGGAATCTGAATGGCTGTTTTCAACAAAAATACCTTAACTCAGGTATCAGGGTTTGACAACCCAATCATTGCTGGCGAATTGGTCTGGCAACAGAAAACTTACTGGAATCTGACCATGACGGCTGATGATGGCGTAACGCCCATCAATCTGACCGATGCGGCGATTGACGCTCAGATCATTCGCAGACAGCTTTCCAACATCCAAGACACGCGCAACGGGCTGACGTTCGACATCAGCAACTACACGCCAACACCCCCATCAATTCCGTTAAGCATTGTTAACCGGGATGATGTGAACGGGTTTTTCACACTTGTGATTGATGATGACGCTTGGAACCTGATTGATACAGACCCGGAACTAGACATCAACGCTCAAGATTGCGTTGGGTTTTCCGGGCGAATCAAAATCGGTTTTCCGCAAGATTTGAGCAACCCGCCTGATGACGCAATTATCTTTTTGCTGTTCTTGGTGCGTTCTGATGGCATCGTTGTGGAGTAATCATGCCAAGCATTGCAGTACGAGTAACAGACGCAAACAATATCACGGCTAGAGTAACCCCGTTGCCGAGCAACGTAATTACTCTTAACAGGGGTATTGTTGGGCCTCCCGGCGTGCCGGGAGAGGCAAACATCGGCGGTTACCCAATCGATTTGAGTATCTGTCATAACTATGACGCGCTGATGTGGCTCGATGGCAAGTGGACAAACGTGCCACAAACCGAAATCACCGATGGTGGCAACTTTTAATCTGGAGAACTGAAAATGTCCAACACGATTCGTATCAAACGCCGTGCCGCTGGCGGTGGTGCTGGCGCACCCACTTCATTGGCAAACGCTGAACTTGCGTTCAATGAACAAACAAATATCATGTACTATGGTACGGGTACTGGCGGCGGCGGCGGTTCTGCCACCTCCATCATCCCGGTTGCCGGTAATGGTGCTTTTGCTGATTTGACAACCAATCAAACGATTGGCGGCATTAAAACGTTCTCAAGCACTGTTGTAGCATCAGTCAGCGGGAATGCTGGCACTGCTACCGCATTGGCTACTGGCCGCACCATTAGCATCACTGGTGACATGGCGTACACCAGCGGATTATTTGATGGTACTGGCAACGTAACTGGTACTGGTACGTTGGCAACAGTCAACTCCAACATTGGTACGTTCACCAAGATCACGATCAATGCCAAAGGTCTAGCGACTGCTGGCGCAAACGCGATTCTGAACGAAATTGGCGCACCTACCAGTTCATTCAGCTTCAACAACCAAAACCTTACCACTCTTGCCGATCCCGTAAACGCACAAGATGCGGCCACCAAGAACTATGTTGACAACGTGGCTCAAGGTTTGGATGCTAAAGCATCATGCGCGGCATCTACTACGGGCAACATCACTTTGTCCGGTCTAGCAACGCAAGCTGGTGGCGATTGGGCATCTACGCTGACTGCCGGTGATCGAGTGTTGGTTAAAAACCAAACGGCATCTGCTGACAACGGCATCTATGTTGCGGCGGCTGGCGCATGGGCACGTTCTTCAGACATGAATACTTGGAGCGAATTCCCCTCCGCATTCACGTTTGTTGAAACTGGAACTACGCTTGCTGACACTGGTTGGGTTTGTACTGTTGATGCCGGTGGCACTTTGGGAACAACCCCTGTCACTTGGGTTCAATTCTCTGGTGCTGGTTCATATACTGCTGGAACTGGTTTGACGTTGACCGGAACCACGTTTAGCATCAGCAACACTGCCGTGACTGCCGGGTCTTATGGCGTTGCAACACAGACGTTGTTAGCAACTGTTAATGCTCAAGGACAACTCACTTCGCTATCCGCAACAGACATCAACGTGGACGGCGGAACATATTGATCTTTTTGCCCTGCTATATAGCAACAAAGGGGATGCCACATGGCAAATAAAATTCAGGTAAAGCGTTCATCAGTCTTGGGTAAACAGCCCACGACTGCCGATCTTGATTTGGGCGAACTTGCTATCAATACCCGTGATGGCAAGTTGTTCATGAAGCAAGACAATGGAACGCAACAAATTATTCAAATTGGCGCAACCGGACCAACAGGGCCAACCGGTCCCGGCGGCGCACTTGGATATTATGGTTCGTTTTATGACACGACCAACCAAACAATTTCAAGCACGACAACTGCTTATCCAATAAGCATCAACACTGTCCTTGAAAACAGCGGTGTTACGATTGTTGACGGAACCAAAATCACATTTGCAAACACTGGCACATATTCAATCACTATCAGTGCTCAGTTTGTAAATACATCAAACACGATTTATGACGCAAACATCTGGCTGAGAAAAAATGGCTCAGACCTTGCTGATTCCAACAGCGTTGTAAGCGTGC